GAATTATGGCAACAATAAATTTAGGAAGAATAAAACCAGTATTCCAAGGGGCTTACAAAGCTGGAACTGCTTATGTAGTTGACGACATTGTAACTTTTGAAGGTCAAAGTTTTATCTGTATTTTAGCTTCAACTGGTAATGCAACTTCAAATGCAACCTATTGGACACTAATCGCCAAAAAAGGCGCAGATGTAACTGAATTAACAACACACGGAGATTTCTTATTTAGAGATGGTACTGGTGTTCAAAGACTTGCTGCTGGAACAAGTGGTCAAGTATTAGTAACAAAAGGTGCTTCTGCTGATCCAGAATGGGCAAGTGCTAACGGAATAGTTTGGGATTACAGAAACGCTAGTTTCACTGCTGTTTCAGGTGGTGCTTACATTTGTAACACAGGAGAAGTTGGTGCATTTACAATAACTTTACCGGCTAATCCTAATGATAACGATTATGTATTAATTGCTGATGGTTATGGACAATTCAAAACTGCTAATTTAACAGTTGGTAGAAACGGAGAAAATATCGCAGGAGAAGCTGCTGATTTAATTGCTGATAGTAACTATGCTACTTTAAGATTAACTTATAAAACAACTCCAGATGTAACTTCTTCGTACATTGGTTGGGTACTAGTATAATAAATGCAAGTATCAAAAGATATAAATATAACAAAGAAAATTAGAGGAATATAAACAATGGCAACTTTATCAAACTTATTAGGTGGCGGTTCTAGTGCAGGCGCAATAGATCACAGAAAAGAAGGTCTGCCACTATTCGGTCTATTCGGAACTTCTGGAGACCAAAACGATCATATGACATACAGAATCTTTGATTCTGGTTTCAAATGTGTAGGCTCACCTTGGGGTGCAGTTTGTAACTCAACAACTAACTACCGTTTCGGTATATTAGGGGATGCTTCTTTTGCATACTCTAAAGACGATTTTGGTACTTCAATAGGTCACCAAAACCTTTCTTCAGAAACTTATGACGACTGGCAAAGATACTGGAAGTCTATTTACCAATGTGACCAATATCCTCACGCTCAATATTACACATCAAGTAGAGATGGATTTTATACTTTCCAAAGTTTCCACTCTTATGAGACTCAATTTGAATACGATAACGGTTGGACAAAATTAAATCACAATCTTCCTGAAGGTTGTAGACCAAGAAGATTATTCTGTAACAAAAGAAACTCATTGAGAGAAATGAATATGGGTAATAACTCGTGTGCTGCTTTTGACCATTACGATTATTCTTCACATATGTTATCGGCACAAACTTACGCTATTGGAACTGGTTATAACGAGAAAAACAAAATGCTTGTTATGGTTCACTCTAGTGGTACAGGTAGTGATGCAGATAAAACTGTTCACATATTTGAATCAAGTAAATGTTTAAATCACGTAAAAAGAATTAAAGATTACTTTGCTAACTTAACTTCAACAGAATACTTTACTGACTCTTGGTCTTCTAACAATAATAGAGATATGACTGTAAGTGTTGGTAATAACAAATGGGTTGGTTTCGGTCACAAATACAATTCTAGTATGAGATATGCTGCTTTCAATTGTAAGAACGGTGATTCTTTAGGAACAACAGGTTCTGCTAGAATATATGTTGGTTGGCAAGATTTTGCTGGATCAACAACTACATCTTACGGTGCTGAACAAGGACCACAATACTACACAAAATACAATACAACTTGGGATGGTACTTGGGGAATGATTTATTCTCCTTATTACTACTACGGTTGTGGAATTAACGGATTCTGTATGAGTATTGAAAATCCAAGAAAATTCATAAGTATTAACCAGACTAAATCAAGTAGATCAAATCCTTATCTTGCTTGGGGAAGAACAGGTTTCCACGGTGGATGGTCAGACAATACTGACGGAGAACAATGGCAAACATACTCGTGGGCATTTGATCCGACAGATTCAGATCACACACAAAACACAGTAGTTTACTATGGTAATACTGATAACAATGATGTTATTAGAGATGATAATAATTCACACTCTAGTAGTGTTACTAACAAAACTGGAAACTACGGTTTAACAGCTGCTAGAACAGGACTACACGGTGGTTCGGAGACTACTTGTTATCCTGCAATTATGCAAGTTGACTGGTGGGGCGCTTACGGAAATAACGATAGTACATATGGTGGTATAGGTCACTCTGGTACTGAAGAATAACAGATATAACTTAAAGGAAAAAAACAATGGCAACATATTATTTTAGAGTAAAAACAGGTGAACCATTTACTGACAAGACAGATGCTGGCGATGACGCAGTAGCAGCAGGCGAAGCAGTAAAGACTGATAGTGCTCCTGCAAGTGTAGAATCGTGGAGAATGAAATATAATTTCTCTACTAATTCTGTTGATGTATATGAAGATGGTAAAACTAATGATGAGGCTGTAGCCGCTAAGTTAGCCGCTTCAGAGGCCGAAGCTAAAGCTAATAGTGAAAAAGACGCTACTAGAGCAGCTGCTGCTAAAGCAGACGCTTAATAGTTAATTACATTAACTTACATCGCTGGTTTATATTATGGCTTATGACATCAAAGAGCTCACAAAAGAGATTCATCAAAACGCTGAACGACAAGAGTTTGTAAAAACTCTAATGAGCGGTACGATTCGTCCTGAATTGTACGCTATCTATTTGTATAATCAGTTACAATGTTATTCTGTACTAGAGAAGTATGGAATGGCAAATGATCTGTTTAGACAAACACCTGGTCTACAAAGAGCAGAAAATATACATAGAGATTTCAAAAAGTTATGGCCAGATGTATCAAACCCGCCACATATAACTGCTAGTACAAAACGATATGTAGAACATATTGAATCTATACAAGACGATCCAGAAAAACTATACGGACACATATATGTTAGACACTTAGGTGATCTATCTGGTGGTCAAATGATTTCTAAAAAAGTACCTGTTAAAGCATTTTATGATTTTTTAGGTAAAGGACAAGAGTACAAAAGAATAGTTAAAGAAATCATAAACGAATATCTAAACACTTATCAAATTAATGTTATGGCTGAAGTAACTTATTGTTTTGAATCTGCTACAAATTTATTTAAAGAAATGAACGAAATCAATCAACCTTTAATATTAACAAATGAAGTTTTTGATGAAGACAATAGAGATATAGAAAACGATCCTTTCAAAGGAACTAGTATTGAAGGTAAAGATTAATGATCTGGGAAAGATTAATCAAACTAGAAAAAGAAATCATAGAAGTTTTAGATAAACATTTAACTGAATACAAAGAACCAGGTATGGATAGATTTAATAATCCTAACTGGACAAACCGTACTTGGAAGAATAAAAGTATTAGAAGAGCTCACGTTGATGTAGTTGACGCCAGAGAATCTAAAGGATTATGGATGGCACATATATGTCTATTTCCTAATACTACAAATGGTGGACCTATTTACGGTTTTGATATTATTGCAGGCAAGAGTAAAGTTACTGGTGCGTTCCACGACTTTTCTCCACTACTTAAAAAAGAACACGCATTAACAAAATACTTTATAGAAGAAAATAAATGGTTTACACCATCAAAGGTAAGAGAATTACCTGATTGGGCAAAGAATATCTTTAGTCCAGGAATGATTGCTGCTGGTAATGTAAGAGAAGAAAAAGAATTAGAACAAATATGTACAATGGGTTTATCAAACTTAAACGCATATATTGACAAGATAGGTGATTATGATAACGATTCTACTAAAGAAGATGTCATAAAAGCACAGAATTATTACTGTATTAATCAACAAAAGAATCCCCATACACCAAAAACAATGCAATCTTTAGGGTTACCTGAAGAAGATATTAAGTTGTTTTGTGCTGATAATCTCTTTCCTACCATTAAATAATTCTTATAAATAGTAGTAACAAAGAGGAATTATATGGCAGTACCAGCTACACGAGAAACATTAAAGCAATATTCATTAAGAGCATTGGGTAAACCAGTGATTGAAATAAATGTTGATGATGACCAATTAGAAGATAGAATAGACGAAGCAGTACAATATTTTCAACAGTATCATTATGATGGTATTAGAAGAACATATTTAAAATACAAATTAACTGCTGCTGACAAAACTCGTTTATCAGGTTTAAATCAGGAAAGTGAAACTAAATCAGATTTAAAAGATACAGATGTTTCAACAACTTGGTATGAAGATAAAAATTATCTAGTAGTACCTGAGACCATTCTTTCTATTATTAATATCTTTCCAATTACAAACAAAGGTAATATGAATCTATTTGATGTTAGATATCAAATGAGATTAAATGATCTGTATGATTTTTCTTCAACTTCAATGGTTAATTATGATGTTGTATTAAGACATTTAGATTTTTTAGATCATATACTTGTAGGTGAAAAACCTATGAGATTCAATCAACACGACAATAGACTTTACATTGATATGGATTGGAAAAATGATTTAGAAGAAGACGAGTACCTAGTAATAGAATGTTATAGAAGATTAGATCCAAATACTTATACAGATGTTTTCAATGACATTTACTTAAAAAGATATACTACTGCTTTATTTAAAAAACAATGGGGTGCTAACTTATCTAAATTCAATGGAGTTGCAATGGTTGGTGGAGTAACTTTAAATGGTCAACAAATATTTTCAGAAGCGTGTGCTGATGTAGAAAAACTAGAATTAGAAATAAGAAGCACATTTGAATTAAACCCAGCCTTTATGATCGGATAAAACTATGCCAGTTAATCATTACTTTCAAGGTGGCAACGGCATTGGTAATCAAAACGAGAAAAGACTTTACGAAGACTTAATCGTAGAGGGTCTAAAGATTTACGGCCACGATGTTTATTACCTGCCAAGAACACTAGTCAATAGAGATTTAATCTTAGGAGAAGATACAACTTCTCGTTTTGATGACTCTTGGATGGTAGAGATGTATGTAGAATCAACTGAAGGTTTTGCAGGTCAACAAGAAATAGTTTCAAAATTCGGTTTAGAAATTAGAGAAGATACTACATTTATGGTATCTAAAAGAGCGTGGGATTACCACGTTGGATTAAAAGATAGTTTAATTGCTACAGGCAGACCTAACGAGGGTGATATAATTTACTATCCTTTAATGAACTCATTTTTTGAGATTCAATTTGTTGAAGATCAGGAACCTTTCTTTGCATTAGGTCAACTACCAGTTTACAAATTAAGAGTGACTCGTTGGGAGTATTCTTCAGAGGGTTTAAATACTGGTTTAGAAGCTATTGATGGTGCTGAAGACAAGTACACATTAAATCAATTAAATTACAAATTTACTTTAGAGAGTGGTCAAGTTGCTTTAGATGGCGAAGGATCAATAAGACTAGAACAAGATTTATCATCTGGAGAACCTTCTTTCTTAATGAACGAAGACTTTACAGAATCAGCAATACAAACTCAATCATCTTATGCTTCTAATACAGATTTAGATTCTGAAGCAGGATTTGATACTGCTTCTACTTTAGATGATATACTAGACTTTACAGAAAGAAATCCATTTGGAGATGAGGATAGTTTATAATGTTAGGTAATAGATTTTATAATCAAAGTTTAAGAAAACTTATTGTTGCATTTGGACAAGTGTTTAATAATATAGTTATACAAAGAACTAATAGTACAGGTGGTGTAACTAGTAGAATAAAAGTACCTCTTGCATATGCACCTAAAGAAAAGTTTTTAGTTAGATTAGATCAACAAGCAAATTTAAATAGTAGAGAATTTTCAACATCTTTACCTCGTATGGGTTTTGAGATTACTGGATTAAGTTATGACCCTACTAGAAAATTAACTCGTGTTCAAAAATATTCACAAGTAAAAGAAGGTGAAGATGGAAAGAAAACTAATTTTAATTATACACCAGTACCTTATAATATTGATTTACAACTATACCTTTTTACAGCAACTGCTGAAGATGGATTACAAATAGTTGAACAAATTTTACCTTACTTTCAACCTGACTATACAGTAACAGTTAATATGGTTCCTAATTTAGATATTAAAAGAGATATACCTATTGTACTAGGAAATATTAATTATGAGGATAGTTATGACGGTGAATTTACCAATCGTAGAGCCGTTATATATACTATTAACTTTACTGCTAAAACATACTTGTTTGGTCCTATGAACAATCAAGGTGTTATTAAAAAGGCACAAGCAGATTTGGGGGCAGATACAGACCCTCAATTAACAAGAGAGGAACGAGTTGTAGTGTTACCTAATCCAACAACTGCTGACGCAGATGATGATTTTGGATTTACAACAACAATTAGTTTTTTTGAAGACGGTAAAAGATTTGATCCGTCAAGTGGAAATGATACATAATGAGTAAATTAGAAGACAGA